CACACTGAGTCAGCCATCGGGTGCGAGAGAGTTATCCCGAGAAGTGACGTTAAACTACTAGACTCTCACGTGTGGCTACAAATGAGCTCTGTAAATCCTGACTGCGTTCGCGTAGAGGTCGGTCTGAGATAAAATGCGAATAAGTGCTAGAAACCATCACGCAATAGCCACACACCTATTTCCACGTGGAAAAGAGGGTTACACCAAAACAAACTTGACTAGCGTGTGTAATCAAATAGTCAACGCAGGTCGCTCCTGCGATGCACATTGTTCCCTCGCTTTTACAAATTTCATTAATAAGAAAGGAGAAATATATGAAAAACCTAGAAGAAAACTTAGTTAAGATAGTTGATTCTATTGAAACTATTATCCAAACACAGCGTAGTGTTCAGGAGTTTATGCACGGTCAGATGGAAGCTAATGAGTTTCTAGCTAAACGTATAAAAGAACTAGAAGGCAGAGTCGCTATTGCTGAAAACGAGAAAAACGTGATGAATGCTGTTTCTGGCATTATACCAACTCAGGAGGTGTTCAATGCTGAGCCTAAACGAGATTAAGAAACAAACTCTACCGCATATCAGCAGTTTAACGCGTTGGCTACAGCTGACTGATGAAGACATACTTGCGGCATACGACTGGGTTGTCGAAGTTATGTATGACTATCACCGAGTTTACGAGCCCTATCAATCTATCAAACGTAGCGACGTAGAATACTTTTTTGAACTATGGTGCGACGATTATTTCGAAGACCCTGCACCTGCAGAGCCTCACGATGAGTGGGGTGCACCCTTACAGGAGGTAAACTAATGATTGAAGAACTACTAGACAAATACCACGTAGATGATTTTGATAAATTATTAATTGAGATAATTAATCACATGATAGAAGTTAAAAAAGATAGGGAGATGGAAGATGGCGAATAAATATTACTACGGCAACGGTTTCAACAGCGAAAACTCTATTGCGATTATATGGTCAATAGAAGATGTCAAAGACCAACTAGATGAATGGTTTCCGCAACTAAAATATACAGAAGATGATTGTATGGAAGTTTTATATAGTATGCAAGATAACCATGATGCTAATTATGGGATAAGTTGGGAAACTATACACGCTCAGATAGAGAACCATTGGTACGATGAACTTAAAAAATTAAAGGAGGAAAATGATGGGTGATATAGATAGAAATAAAATACCACCGCATTTACGTCATTTATCAGAATGGCGATTACAAGCATTACTTTATTTATTTAGGGGAACTTTATGAAAAAAGAATTTAAAGAGATAGGTTTGATGTTAGAGGGCTTAGACGCCGATTTACGCAAACTAGGAGGTTGGATATGTCGTCTATTTACAAAGTGACCATAGTATTAGAATTTGATACGTTTCCAACAGGAGATGAAATAAAACAAAAAGTTGAAAAACATAACTATATGGCTGAAATAAAAGAAGTCAAAGGAGAAAAAACATGGCAACAGAAAAAACTATCTGGTATCAACAAAACCATATAAGTCACGGACGAGCAACGTCTAAACTACCATTTAGACGAGGTGCTGGAGGACGTTGGGGTTCTATCAGCAGGGTTGAGGAATGGGCAGAACAACGCGGACTTATAGATGAGAACGGTCCTCTACCATTACCTGATAAACAAATGATAAAATTTTTAGAAGAAGTAGGCGAAACTGCTAGAGCTCTACTTTACGACGATATGGATGAACTCCGCGATGGTATTGGGGACTGCGTAGTATGTTTGATAGTATTAGCAGCACAATGTAATATGACTCTAGAAGAGTGTATGGACGCCGCATGGGACGAAATAAAAGACCGTAGTGGTAAACTCGAAAATGGCTTGTTCAAAAAGGATGGCGACTTCGATAGCTAGGGTACATTGGCGTTGCTCTTTTATATAATATAAAGGTACGTTAATCAAACTATTAGAAAGGAGAAATATATGAGTAAACCTACACTTCAAAAAGTATACGAAAAAATGCAAATGATTAAGAAATACCCTGACGGGTTGGTCTTAGCGACTGCTTACGATAACGGCAGTCCCGCATTAATTTTAGGTCTGACAACAGGTGATGCTGTCGAGGGTGATACCTTTACACCACTAGCTATTATGCTCGACCAAAATAGAATCGATACGTTAAAGCCCGACTGGAGCACTTTTGACAATATTCAGCATATTATAAAAAATGCTGAAAAACTCGATAACAGAGAAGAACCTGACGAGTTCGACTATCAACATCTCACTATAGATAAGTATTTTGAAAATGCTAACTTCTAAGTGTAATTTATGTCACGAACCAATACCTGAGGGCAGATTGTCCTTAGGTTATGTGACTTGTTTGGTATGTGGAGAAGCCGCAGCCAACAAGTTAGCGGAGATTCGCAAAAAGCAAAGTGCACCTGCTTACAATAAAGGTGCGTATCAATATATAACTATTAATGATACTAAGACTATTGGGCGGTAAGTATGCTGGTATATAGTCAGCTTGTTCTTAGCTATAATATAATTAGTAATAAATAAGAAAGGAGAAATTTATGAATAATGTGACGAAATTAGATGACCGCAAGTGTTGTATTTGCGACGGTCATATCGAGCCGCTGAGAAATGACAGCGGTGAGGTTGTGTGGGAAGGTGGCAACAATGCTTTACCAGTGCAAGATGGTAGGTGTTGTGATAATTGTAATATGATGGTTGTGATACCCGCACGTATCGCAACGATGGAGGGGTAATATGGCTAGAGAACAACTAACTAATGACCGCGAATATTATTTCGAAATACTCGATACTATGCAAGAACTAGGTAGTGTGAATATGTATGGAGCACCCGCAGAACTTACAAAACATTTTGATGTTCCGAGACGCGAGGCTATGTCTATTGTGACCGACTGGATGAAGTCGAAGGTGGTGAATGATGGGTCTTGATTGTTATATAGTACACGCGAACGACCGTGATAAATCATTTACTCACGAAGATGACGAACGTTTGAAAGATATCAACTTGTGTGGAGGTATGTTGAGCGGTGGTGGTAGCGACGGCTCTTTTAGGGGCAAGGTCTACGAACCTTTGATAGATGAACTTATGCAACACGACGGAGGTATTTGGCATAAACAAGAAGAAGATGACTACGTTGTGCTGACCGATGAACTAAAAGAACAGGCTCATGCTCTAGGTGATTTGATGACTGATTTGTTATTAGATGCCGAGGGTGATGGGACAGTGCTCAACGATGATGATGTAGTTTATAAAACGACTACGTCATATTACGAAAACGAGTATACATGGAAGGAGATATGTGACCTCGAAAGGTTGCTCCGTGTTGCTTCAGAGCGTCGTGCCGTTATGCAAACATGGTGGTGATTTATGAGTGAAGAACTGCTACGATTAAATAAACTATACGACTCGGTCTACGAGAAGTTTGAAACTAAAATAGATAAGCTCAAAGCTAAACGAGATTATGAACTTAGTTATATTTATGACGCAATCAATAAAGAAAAACAAATAAAGAATTCTTCTCCATAAATGCTCCTTATAAATGAAGGGTTCTTTGACCTCGCTTCGTGCGGGGTTTTTTATTGCCCTATTATTCTATGTGTATTGTTATTCTGTAAAATAAAAAAGTTTTTGAAAAAAGTTCTCTACATTGGCTAATATCACTAATATACTAATAGAATCAAGCTACAAGGCTCTTGGTTAGAGGATTGTTAGTAATAGCAAAAGTAATAGATTTCTATTAGTCTATTACAAATGAGTGGTAAGATACCTAGAGGGCATGAGAAAAAGTTTATAATATGATAAATATATAATATTATTGTAATATCATTTGTTAAGTCTAGGAGACACAATGAAACAGCTAACATATACATCATTAGTTCCGACAGAAGATGGTAAAGCCTATGTTGATGACAAGGGTAAGATATGGCAACCGCTCAACTCAAAACAAAAACTATTTTGTAAAGAGTATTTGAAAGGTCAAACAGCTACAGAAGCAGCGATTAAAGCAGGGTATACAAAGGACAGGAAGGGTGCTAAGACACAGGGAAGTGTTCTACTAAATCATAACCCAGTTGTACGAAACTACCTCATCGACTTGGAAATCGCAGCCTCAGAGAGGGACGCAGTTTCTCTAGAGAATCATTTGTCAACTCTACACGACCTACGAGAAGAGGCAAAAGACCAAGGTCAGATATCCGCAGCCATCACAGCCGAGGTTCATCGAGGGAAGGCAGGCGGACTCTACATTGATAGACGCGAGATACTAACCGCGAAAATCGATATGATGTCCAAGGACGACATACTCACTCGACTTGAACAGCTAATCAACAAGCGAGCAAGCGAGTCTAACGTGATTGAGGGAGAGTTTTCCGCTAAAGATTGATTGAGCCCAATCACTCTACTCTACTCTATCACTCACTCTACTCTACTCTACACCTTCACTACATTCCCCTACCCATGTACTGTTCTCTTCTTCAGTTCGTCTCTTCGTCTCTTCGTCCAATGTTCGTTGTCCGTTGTTATCTGTCCATTATTAGTGCATAAAATAAAAGTAAATTAGTTTCTCTAAATGGTTGTATTCTTAAAGTAAAGTAGTATAATGATATGTAAGTTCAGCAATTAAGCTGGGCGGTTTTTCAAGAAAGGAGAAATACTATGAAAAACAAAACTATAGAAAAGAAAGCAACTAATAACTTCACTTCATTTAAAGTGCAAGGTAATGGCAGAAGATTTGACAAGACTTCTACTATCACTTTGAACAAAGTTGATGGTGCTAATACATTACCTCATCAAGCACAGTGCATCATATCCGCACTTGCTACTGCTGATAATAACAGCTTAACTGTTGAGGACTTAATAGGGACTGACGCATCTGGTCTTAACTCTGCATTAGACAAGGTTGCTGAGTTTAACACAGTCCAGACTCCAGCAAAGATATGGCAGTTCTACAAGAACAGGCTAATCAAGTCTGAGTTCATCACAGTCGAGTAATCTCGACTGACCTCTGAGCCCGCTGATTCCAGTGGGCTTTTCTTTGCTTGTAAGTCTCTCTTGCTCCGCTGTTCGCGGACTCTACTCCACTCCCTTATTCTCGAAATCAGACCCCCATTCCCCCCTTTTTCGCGTGCTCGCGGGTCCCACCCGCCCGCCCCTGGACTTGCATCCGCTTTTGCATGTAGTTTTCAAATAAGTCCCTAGTCAAAAAAATTTTGCGAAAAAAATTTTTACGATTATACTTTTCTGATGGGTTTTAAATTAAGCATGGTTCTCGGAGTCCTATTGGTAGCTTCTTTGGCAGGTTCGAAATACCTGTTCGACCAATTATCTCAGTCTAAAGCCAATCAAATGCTTTTAGAAGGTAAAATAACCGAGCAAAATGATTCAATTAAACAATACCTAGCTAAACAAGAACAACTATCCGCGGACCTCGGTAAGTTGGAAACTCAAAAACAAGACGCTCTCCGTGAGGTCAATAAATTAAGACAAACATTCGCTAAGCACGATTTAGATAACCTTGCGTTAAACAAACCAGGATTAATAGAAAAGATTGTTAATAAAGGCAGTAAACAAGTCATGGATGACTTAGTAGACCTAACTTCGGTCCAGAAGGAAACCCCCTCAAATGAATAAGTCCTACCATTTAGTTCTACTAAGCTCATTCTTCTTTATAACTAGTTGTTCCCTATTGCCGACCAAACCTGTTGAAGTGAATACTATTGCCTTACCTGCTCCTATGTACCACCCACCGCTGCCCATGGAAATACAAGCCGTTGGTGTTGAATGGAAAGTTCTTACCCCAGAAATCATGGAAGAATATTTAAAGTTAGTACAAGAAGGTAAAGCTCCTGCGGTTGCGTATTATGCGTTAACTACGCCTCAATATGAAAACTTATCGATGAACATGGCTGAAATAACAAGATATACTAAAGATATCCTGTCTATAGTTGAATACTATAGGGAATATGATGAGAAAGAATAGACAATGGCACGGCGGCAAGGGAAGTAGACAAAGACCCACGGACCGCGAAAAGTTCAATGCTAACTTCGATAAAATATTCAAAGACCGCAAGGCTAAAGAAAAACAATCCGCGAACCAAGAACTCCACTCATAGTCTTTTCTCCTTTACTTTATTTTCAGCGTTTGCTTTGTAAATAGATAGTAGTTCGCATATACTTAGCTTATGGCTGAACCTACAGGCACAATAGAACCTATAAATCCATTTAACCAATCATTCATGGATAGGATTTATAACTATATAAATCAGCCCTTAAACACCGAAGACCCTCTTCAAAACCTTGTATCTGGAGCAGCCGAGTTTATTCCAGGAATATCTACTGAACTAGCTAAACGTAGAGGAGATAAATTTGGAGAAGCCTTATCTTATTTAGACTATCTGGGAGCAGGGGGTGCAAAACTAGCTTTAAGTCCTTTTTTAATAGCTAGACGAAAAGAAATACAACAAACTCTTAAGACTTTTGACGAAGACCCAATATTAAAAGGTAATGAAACTGTTAGAGATTCTCTTAAGAAAGAACTAGACCAAATCAATAAAACAGAAGCAGAAGAATTAAGAATAAAACAACAGTATGATGAGTTTGTAAAAGACCCTACAAAGTTTGGTAAAAAACAACCTACAAAAGAAATAGCAGATTCCACAAAGAAAACAGGCAGAAACGAACCTGTTCCTAAAGATATGCTGCGAGATATGCAAGCCGATTACATAAAATCAAGAAAAGGTCCAACAGAAATACCCCCTGTTTTATACGACCGAAGAAGTCTCGATGACGAAGCTTTAGATTTTGATAAAGCTATTTTACGCGGAGACTATAAAAGAACACCAAACAACCCAGACTTGTTAGAATTAACAAATAAAAACATGGTAACTAATTCTCGAAATGTTACAGGGTATGGTAAATACCTTGATAACCCCAATAAACTAAAAGAGTTAAAACTAGCAACAGGTCCTGATTTACGGTATAGCACACAACAAGACCCAACATTAATACAAGATGCATTCTCAGGACAATATCCCGAGTTAAACCGTTTATTTCACGGTAGTAGTGAACGAGGAATTAAAAGTTTAGAAATACCTAAACGATTATTCGATGACGCAGGAAAAGAAATAATCACAAAAAATTCTACAGGAGGTATTTACTCAGTAGTAGACCCTGCAGACCCCCGATTTAAACAGTTTGCTAAAGGCTACGTTAGTAAAGGAGGAACAGGGTCTGGTTACGTATTAGAGCCTAATTTTAAAAAACCATTAGACATGGGGGATATCCCAGATGATATGCTTAGTATTTTAAAAGATATGCAAATGTATAGAGCACGTCCTAGTAGAGGCGGACCTAAAAAATTAGATTTCGATATAGACTCTGTACTACAGGGAAATCGAATGTTGGGCGGCAGAGCCCCCTCAATAATAGATAAAGAATTCGCGGATATTTTTACTAAAGAAGGTTACGATGCTTTACGTTTTCCACCTAGAAGAAAAGGACCTGAAAGAAGTACACTAGTATCATTAGACCCACGTAATTTAAAAATAGTTGACGAGGTACCTTACGAAGAACTGGGCGACTATATAAGAGCATTATTA